ATTAGCCAAATACAATCACAAGCAACAGTAGTAGAGTAGTTACAAAAACATTAAAATATATTTATTAGTATGGAAAAGGTAGAAGTATACGAGATAGTAATTAACGACCATGACGAAAGTGGTGTAGATTACATAGCATTAGTTGACACCCCTGCAATTATGAAAAACTTTATGGCATTCAATGAAGATAAACCTAAGATGGTATTCAAGACAGCGGATAAAGACCGCAGATTAGTTATGGGTGCTTTAATGATTCCAGACTTAAAGATATACAGATACTCAGAGGAACGTGGAGACTTCTACGTATATTTCTCTAAAGACACTATTAGACAAATCAACTATAAGTATCATAGGTCGGGCTTTGAAAGGAACGTAAACTTAATGCACGATCCTGAGATGAAGATGTCAGACGTTTACTTAGTGAGTGATTTTATAACAGATTCACAAATGGGAATAACGGACCCTAAAGGCTTTGACAACCCAGAGGGTACTTGGTACGGTGTAATGAAAATAGACAATGATAGACTTTGGAATGACTACGTTAAGACAGGTGAGTTAAAAGGATTCAGTGTAGAGGGCTTATTCGACCAAGTCTTAGTAGAAGAGACTAAAGAAGATAAGATACTAAAGGAAATTAAAAGTATCATTAAGTCAGAGTTTAAGGCATAAAAAAAGAGGGTAGTTACTATACTTCGCTATCCCTCTTCCGTAATGCATCATTAAAGGTTTTGTCACTTCCCTTAACACTTCAAATATACAAAATTGTTACACAATTCCAAACTTATATTTATTAGTAACTAAAAATTATTAATAATATGGGTTTTAAAGACAGACTTAAAGAATTGTTCTTAGACGTTCCTGCCGATAAGCGTGGGGAGTTTAAAGAAGCATTTAACTCTGCTATGTCTGACGTTGAAGCACCAGCCACAGAAGAAACTACAAGCAAATTTATTGATGCTACTCTTTCAGATGGTACACCTATTATGATTGAACCAGCTGTAGAAGTTGGGGCAGCCGTAACAGTTGCAGCAGATGGTGAGATAGTACCAGTAGAAGATGCTAGTCACGAACTTGCTGACGGTACAGTTATCGTAACAGTTGGTGGACTTATCACAGAGGTTATCATGCCAGAGGGTGAAGTAGAGACAGAAGAGGTTATGGATGCAGAAACGCCAACACCAGCAGCAGTACCATCTCCTAAAACTGTAATAGAGCGCACAGAAGTAGAGCGCAAATTTGCAGAAGCAAAGGAAGAGTATGAAAGTAAGATTAAAGAATTAACAGAAGCAAACGAAAAGTTAGCATCTGAGTTCAATGCTTACAAAAACGAATCAAAAGAATTTAATAACAACGTGCTAGAAGCTATTGAGGTGCTTATGGATTTTAGCGCAGACAAACCAACACAAGCACCAAAAACTAGCGTAGGCAAAGTTGCCACTTTGAACGGAATCAAAGCAGCATTTAGAAAATACAAAAAATAATGAAAAAGTTAGATTTTAATTTTGACGTTTCCGCTTTAGGCAACTATACAGAAGAGCCAGCGGAATTAATCGCAAAGGCGGTAGCAGGTGCGAGAACAATGGAGTATGTTACTATCCAAACTGGTATCAAATCAGCAGAGACAATCAACTTAGTAGACAGCAGAGTTACTTTCCAAGCGGGTGGATCTTGTGGTTTTAACGCAGCAGGTGATGATACTATCACACAACGTACTATCTCAGTATGTAAAATTAAGGTAAATAAGAACTACTGTATGAAGTCTTTGGAGGCTAAATTCACTCAGAAGTTATTGACTCCTGGTTCTACATATGATGAAACAGACTTACCGCAGATTTTCCTAGACGACTTAATGGCTAACATGGCCTTTGAAGTTGAGAAGTTAATTTGGCAGGGAAATACTAGCACAGGGTTAGGTAACTTAGCTTTATGTGATGGGTTTAACAAGTTGATTGACGACACATCTACTACTGTACGTTCATCTAGTGGTACTGCATTTACAGGTAACGAGATTACTGTACTTTATCAATTAGCTAAAGACGTACCAGTAGCAATCAGAGAGAGAAACGATTTAGTTTGTTTCATGGGTAGAGATTGGTTCGATCAATACCAAAAAGAAGTGTTCGACCTTAATAACAGATGGGTAGAGCCTAAAGATGGTATTGACGGTATGATTTTATACACTAACATTCCTATCGTAGTTGTAAACGGTTTGAACGGTCAGAACAGAATCGTTATTTCTTACAGAGAGAATATGTATCTCGGAACTGACCTAGAAAATGACGATGAGAGCTGGAAACTTTGGTTCTCTGAAGATGACGACATCCATAAGCTTAAAATCGAATTTAAGATAGGTGTTCAGTTTGCGTTCCCTGAGTTTGTAGTTTACTACGCAGAGTAAGATAAGAAGTAATAGCAGGGGGTTAGTTCCCTCTGCTTATTTAAAATAATTAATATGAGTTGTGTAACATTAAGCGGATATACTTTAGACTGTAATAAGTCAAGCGGTGGTGTAAAGACTGTTTACTTGGTAGAGTTTGACGATGTTTCTGCATATGCTAAAAATGCTGCTGGATTAGTAACGTCTATTACGTTGGCTAGTTCGGTTGTATTCAAGCAGTACGAAGTACAGCATCAAGATAGTGACTGGGGTGAGACTTTCGTAGGGTCTACTGAAAACCGTACTATCGCTTTTGAGCAGTTGTTAAGATTAAAGATGCATAAGCGAACTACTACTGAGATAGCAGAGGTTTTAGCACTAGCGAAATTAACAGGTATTGCAATAGTTCAAAACTTTGCTGGCGAGTACTATATGCTAGGTGCAGACGGTGGACTTCAAATGACAGGTACTACTGCATATCAGTCTGGAATAATGGTAGAAGATATGAACGGGTTTACTATTGAGATGGGAGGTAAAGAGAAACTACCAGCCCCACAAGTAGACAGTACTATTATTAGCGGACTTCTATAATATATCTTTTAGTTAGTTTAAAGGGGGCTATTAAGCCCCTTTTTTTATGTTCAATCTGTTACAAAAACAAGTATTTATATTTATTAATATGATAGATAAAAAGTGGATAGGGGCTACAATTACTATTCGTAAAAAGGGAATAACACAGACTGTTACGATAGAAGATAAGCCCGAAATGTACGCAGCTTATCGAGCGTATGGCTTAGACCATATTTTTAAGTCAGAGCCTAAAAAAATGACATTCCCTAAAACAAAAAGACGTAAAAAAAAGAGTGATACTAATTTACCAGACACAGAGCAACAAGGTAGCACTGACACTAACGGAGAAAACGACGATAAGTAACCCTTATTACTTGTTTTCTTTTAAGAACGTGCAGACTAATCTAGTTAAGAACTTCTTATCTACTGACACGTCATGTGCAACAAGTAGGTACAATCTTTTTACAATAGTTGAGGGTACAGACGTAGAGTTGAACGATGCAGGACAATGGACATATATCATATATGCTCAAACAAGTGCAGTTAACACAGACCCAAGCCTTGCAGATGAAATAGTAGAAACTGGTAGAGTTTTAGTTGTAGATCCAACAGCTTCAAGTGACGTAGATTATACAGCCTTAGACAACAATATAGATATTCAATATACACCTGAATAATGAGTGAAGAAAATCAAAATAAGCCGATATTCATACAGTTAAAAGCTTGTGACATTCCAGAGTTCAAGGAATTAAAGAATAGTGAATGGGTGCAATTTGGGCATGACAATATGTATCCACAGCGTTTAATTGAGTTATATGACCGTTCAGCAACCCACAATAGTATAATTACTGGTAAGGTTCATTATATCGCAGGAGAGGGGCTTAGAGTAGATGACGCTAAAGTAAAGAATGTCCAAGACGTAGCCGAAATACAAGGCATGATAAAAAAGGCTAATCCAGATGAGGGATTAGAAAGTATCATGTTGAAAGCAGCTTTAGACTTTGAGTTATTTAATATCATAGCGTTAGAGGTAATATGGAAGCCTAACGGCAAGTTTGATTTATACCATGTAGATGCTAGTAAGATTAGAGTATCTAAAGACGGTGAGGAGTTTGCTTATTCACCCGATTGGACAAAGCACTACAAAGGAACTGATAAGGATATAGAAGCAGGATTTAAGACATTTGCTA